GGCATCTCGGAGCTGTATAAAAAATCGTTTATTGCTTTTTCCCTTGAGTGTTTTGCGTTGGCTAGTTTTTTGTTTCGGTATGTTGCGCCTCGAGCGCTGTTGCATGGCTTACATGCTGCGACGTATCCGTCTTCTATTGTTCCGCCTTTGTCTGATTCAACTAGGTGATCAAGTTCTGTTGCTGTGTTTCGTTTGCACCAATGGCAGATAGGTGAGTCGCGCAGTAGTTCAGCGCGTGCTTGCTTGTAGATCGTGGTGTCGTGTTCGGTGAGTTTGCGTGTCATGCTCGCGCGCTTCGCTTGCGCTGACGCGGCGCTTGCGCGCCTTGTCCTCGGTAGTTGTATGTCATGCGTGTTGTCGGGTTCATGTCTGTGCTTTCTTTGTTTGTTAACTGTATGTCATCTGCAGGTCAAGAGATGTGTGAATGCTCCACCCACCAGATTGCCCATCCTGGTACCCAATTGCATTCAGCTGATTATGTTTACAGCTCGCCTCGATGCTTTGCCCAAACCATTTCGTCCTGCATGATTCGGGGCGCACCGATCTACCCACGTTTCCGTGTGTCACCAACTGCCGTGCGAATGGCTTAGGTCGTGCTACTAGCCAATTGTTTATGCTCTGGGATTGCTCAAGGTGTAGAGAATGTACTCCATGTCGCTTGGCTTCCAGACCGCTGCATGACAGCCCGCCATCTCACATGCGTTTAGCCAAATCTTTTGTCCAGGCGTCAACTTGCCCTTTTCTGCTTTCAACTCGATAACCAACGGCCTACCGCCTTGGAATGGGTGCACCATGAACAGATCAGGGAATCCTGCATCGCCTTGCACGTTTGTCATCCAGCGTCCTCGACTGTTCTGTGCCGGCAGATCGTGATGCACTAACCAGCCGTAACGCTTGGCGACGCTAATCACCATGTCCTTAAAGTCGGCTTCGCTGATCTTGACGTCAATCTTCATCGGCTGGCACAATTCTTTTGTTGTCTGCTAACCATTCCCATGCTTGCGCCAGTTTTTGCCATGTTTCCCGGCTTGCTTCTAAATCTTTGTATCGCTTTTCTAGCAATGCTTTTTCGGCGCGCAATGTGTCAATAACGCCGCGCAGGTACTCAACTATTTCAATAGGTGTTGCCCCAGTTTGTTTGTCATCAAACGCGCTCATTTCAGGCGCTCAATGATCTTGCTTGCTTCATGCGATTTAAGCAGCTCTAACACGGCGCTGTCATCGTCCAGGTTTAGTTGAATCATCTCTAGCAATGCCATGTCATCCATGCCTTTGTCTTTGGCAAGTTTTTTGATGTAACCAATTTGCTTAGGTGTAGCAAATGCACCAGAGGGTGTGTGCACTTGCGGTTGCGGTGATGTCGTTAGGCGCTCAACCTTTTGCATCTCGTTACGCGACGGCCTAGGGCCACTAGCAGGAGCCTGTAGCGGGCAGTTGGCAATAGCGCGACCAATGGCGCTGGTCTCACAGTTTTCTACAAATGACGTGGCGTTGACACCGCGGTCGCTTTTGACTTCTTCTGCGTAACCCGTAGCGACTGGCACTTTGTCCTCTTTGTCGGCGTATAGCTCTGCATAGAACACGCACGCATCGCCTGTGTAGTTCATCATTGACGTGTACACACGCCCGTTCGGATATGCAGCCCACCAGCGAACAAGGCGTTGCTCGACTGTCTCGTAGTTGCTTAGATCAAAGCCCATTAGATGCCTGCCCAGACGCTTAGACGTTGTGCGTGGTCATGTGCGCCACCGCGCTGGGCGTATGCCAGTTCGCCTGTGTTGCGGATAATGCCACGACGCGCAGCTGCATTCAGCCGTCCAGCGATGCCCTTGGTGACAGGGAACTGATCGCCCAAGTGCTTCCAAATGTCGTCAGATGTGAAAAAGCCTTTAGTGCGCGCAACGTGCAAAATCGCAGCGTCAACTTGGTTCTGTTCAGGTTTTGTCCAACGCGCATCAGCTGATGATTGTGATGCCAACATGCCCTCAATAAATGGGGCGTTTTTTCGTGCCGGTACACGGCCATCACAGACGAAATGTGTTTTGCCTGTTATCTCTGGGTAGGCGATGGTTTCTTTGCAGATCGTGCAGGTTTTCATTGTCGGAATCTCCTTGTCGGTTAGGAATGTGCTTGTAATGCTTTGATTGCTAAGTCGAGTGTAGTCACATCGTGTAATGGCATTGGTTCTTCTAATGACAACGAGTTTTTCATGCCTTTAAGACGTTGAATAATGCTTGCGTGTGGGTTCGTGCTTATGTCTGCAATTTCGTTTATCAAATTAAAGATTGCCATGTCGTGTTTAGTTGTCATCATTTGCTCCATTACCATTCGTCGGGTTTCTTCTGATAGTTCGCCTTGATTCCATGCAACACCTTCGCTCATTTCACACTCCATGGCCCCCAGCCGAATCCGTAGCGCTCGACTCCGTAGTTGTATATTTCTAAACCTGCAAGCAAGTTAGTTTGAGCCTGTAACAGATCTGACGATTGAGTAATGATGCCTTTATTAATAAGCCATTTTGTCCATGACCGACCGTTGATTTGCAGTAAGCCCCAGTCTTGTGATTTGTCACGGTTTAGCGTTTTGTTGTGTGCGTTAGGTCGGCAATTTGACTCACGCTTCATTACAGACTCCAGCACGGTGCGTTGATCTGCAGGCCAGCCAAGGTTTATGGCAAGCGCGCTAAATTGCTCACAAGCCGACGTGTACGGGTCAATGTAAACCGTTGAGCTGGTCGTTGTGGTCGGCTCAATTAAATACGGCTGGACGCTTATTGGCTGTAACGGCATGATGCTAGATAGGTCGCTAGACGCGCTAGGAGCCCCTGTGAGCGCCGTAACCCCAAAAACCGTACAAAGCACTAGCCCTATGATTTTCTCTGCTAAATAGTTCATCTTTTCTCCAAAGGTATTGGCACGCCCCAAGAGGAAACGTGCGATCTGAATGCAATTTGTCCCATTAGGAACTTGCCCGACTCTGGGCTGGTAAAGATCTGTACCAAGATTTCTTGGCCGTTGTCCATCACTCCCGTATAGACGCTGTAATCAAAGATTTGCGGTTCAGTCATCGCCTGTCCTTTTGTCGGTACTCCGACCCTAGAACATAGATCAAGCCTTAGGTGGGATTTCCCCAAACACCTTCAAGAATGCGGCTTTTACCCAAATAACCGAGTCGGCAGCTTGTGGAGAAATTTCAATGTGGAACCACCGACCGTTAGGTGCACCTGACACGGTTTTGCTGTCGTAGTTCTTCCAAGCCTGTCGGTCGCAACGCCATGCCGCGCCGAATTCTTTTGGGAAATAATCAATTACCATTTGTATGCCCAACTCGTTTGCATGAGCAATCATTTTGTCAATGAATGCTTTAGCGTTTTTGCGTGTTGCGTTTGGGTGTTTTTCGCTTGTAGTAAATCCAGCGTCCCACGCTCTGCCTGTTGCGTGAACGCTCAAGGTTCCTGGTTTTCCCTTAACGTCGCGCTGACCCCAACTTCCAAGATTGACAAACGCGCCATTCGAGTGCGCGGTTACTTGCTTAATAAATTCATTCATGCCGGCACGTGGTGCTGGTGATGCACCGTCTGCGTTGCCTATGTAGTCGCGTGCGTTTGGCACGCCTGCTTTAGCTTTGGCTATTGCCACGACCAAATGCCAAGTCTTTGGGGTTCACATATCGGATGAGAACTGGCACAAGCGCGGCGAGCGCTGCTTTGCCTAGATCGGCTGGGTCTGTGTTGCCTGTTGAATACACCGCGATGATCGCTGCGATGACCGAGCGACAGTATGAGGCGAGTAGGGCTTTGTCTTTAGGTTTCAACATCTTTGGCTCCTTCTTTTGCTTTTGACTTTAGTCCGTTTGAGGCCACTAAGCCTGACAACGTGCCGGTCATAAAAACGGTCAAGGTTGAGAGCAAGTCTATAAAGGCGGAGTCGTTAGGGCTTTGGTGGCCGATCGGCTGGGTCACAAACATGAGCGCATAGACGAAGCCAAGCACGGTGATGGCAAACACGCTGGCAAGGATGATTCCGACAACAACGATTAGTCGAGCGTGAAGCTCCTCGGGCTTAAGGCGTGGTCTCATAAATCAAATCCCTTGTGCATGTGCCAGATGGGTTGCAGATCGGTGGTTCGCATTGAGGCTTTTGCCAGTTTGACGGGTCTTGGCATGGGTAGCGATATGAGCCGTCATAACCGCATCCCGCGCAACCCCACAATACGACCGCAATGAGTGCGACGTAGCCGATGAGGTAACGCCAACGCATTACGACAGGAATGCGGCGATTTCGTCGGCAGTCAAACCAAGTTTTTCTAAAGCACTTACGCGCAAAGCGGCTTTGTCTGCCAATTCTTGTTCCTTGTTTGCCATTGCGTTTTGATAATCCGTAACAAGTTTTATTTCGGCTTTAGTCATTTCTTCAATTTGGTCATCTATTTGTTTTTGCATTATCTTGCCAATCCATAAACGCTAATGTTTCCGCTAGTAATTGTTCCGCTAGATGGAGTAAGTGTAAAACCTGTGAATGATGTGTCGCTGTTTTGGTAGCCGCCAACTGTTCCCGCATAACCTGACGCTGACAAATAAGTAACAAAACCGTTTAGTACTGTTCGTTTTGTTGCAAATGGGTTTGTAACAATAAGTGACCCGCCATTTAGGTTTGTGGCAGGGTCAGAAATTGCAAACGCATATTGAAAACTTGTTGTATTAGAAAAATTGCCGCCGCCAGTAAAAGCACCGCTTGAATATAACGAAGTAGTCAATGACCCGTAATAGCCCGTAGCGGTGCTTCCTAATGTAAGGGCAAGCCAAGCGCCTGTTCCTGAAGTCTGCACATTGCTAACAGAAATTTGATACTGCTCATATGTTGCAGAAAATACGTCAGTAACAGCAACAGAACCGACTCCAGGCGTAATTGTTTGCGACTTGATCAAAGTCAAACCGCCAGCGCCAAACGTGACCCAAGACGAACCGTTATATGTTTGATAACTAGAAGTTGCTTCGATGTAGCAAGTTTGGCCCTGTGCCAAAACCTTTTCGCCCGAGCCACCAAACGCGGCATCACGGGTCACGGTTGTGGCAAATACTGGTATGCCTGTGTTGATCTGCGTCATCTCCGCAGCGGTCAGAACTTCCCCAGCAACAAAGGCTGGTACGGCGGTTTGTGCGTTAACTCCCATAAGTGCTCCTTATCCTAAAACATTTTCGGCGTCAAGTACGCCATAGATCAAATCATCCAATATCAGCTCAAACACGATCGTGGTCGGCGCGGTGCTGTACAGGACGCTGTGGCCTGTGCTGAAATCCAGCCGATGCTCGATGCCCTCAACTGACAGCTCTTGAGCCAACTGGGTTGTGCCAGTACCGCTAGGGAACGACTTTTCTACGCTGATCGTGTCGCCAATATCAACTGTTGCCAGGCTGTCTTTTTGTGCTGTGGTCAGCATCAGATATTTGGTTGCCACGGACGTGTATCGGGCTTCTGGTTCTGGGTTAAGCAGATAGGACGCTGCGGTGTCAATCTCTCCCTGCACATGAAGCAGGCTGTTTGTAATGCTTGATGTCTGAATAAAATATGTAGCAATAGAACCTGCATCGGTTGCGATTGCCGTTTTGCCATCAAGAGCTGTCAGCACCGATCTGTTGATCACAGAGTCAGCCTCAAAACTAATGCCCACGCCGTCATATTTAAAATTGGTTCCGTCGTCATGAAAATCGGCTACCGATGCAGAGAGCGTGTTGCCAATACGGTTTTGGAATGTAAGCACTCCATCGCGTGACATAAACAAACGCCCAAACTCGGCGGTGTCGTTAATTTGCGTTAGATACTGCAAAACGTTTGTTCCTGCCGGCACGGTGTATGCAGCGTCGTGGCCAAGGTTTACGGTGCCTGTGGCGATGCTTCGAGAGCCTGCTGGAAAGTCAACTTCTGGCAGATCTAGGACGGTTTCAATGCGTTCGCCCGATGTTTCGGCGGTGACGTTTAGTTCGTCTAAGTAGGTTTGCGCAAGTAGGTAAAACTGATCAGCGCAATACACGGTCACGCTGTCGAGACCTCCGAGCGCAAAATTGTAGTCATAATTGATAACGAAACCAGAAAAGATCGACTCGGGCACATCGGTTGAGCTGTAACGGATTAATCGCACTTCGCGCAATGGTGCAAGCCCTGGCTTTGCTTGCGGGGTGTCCCAATAGGGCGAGTTCTGATCAAACGGATTAAATACCCCTGTCACGTCTTGGATGGTGAATGTCATTGTGCCAGCGCTGAACTGATCGCCCACATCACGGCGACCGCGCCGCACGTTAATGCTGACAGTCGAGTCCATAACATCGGCAAATTCGGTGGTGCCGTCAAGCACATATTCGGTGTTATCTAATACACCTTTTAGCGCGTCATCAAGCACAAACGCGTCAACCTGAAACCCTGTTGCGATTTGCAGGTCATAGTTGCCTGAATCAACAACTGCCACGCCCGGCATTACGCCACCTGCAACTGCAACGGCCCAGCGGAACGCGAATAGGCGCGCAAAGCGTTAACAACCGACTCACCAATCTCTGCGCTTGTAGCAAGACCGCCTGTGACGTTTATAGTCACTCCCCCGCCACTATTTAAGCGATCTAACGGCACAACGGCTTCTGGGCCTGCCTCACCAATCAGGGCAAGAGTAGGGGAGCTGACAATTCCACCCTCGGCCATGCGCGGAATGCCACCGCGTCCAGGTGTTGGTCGTGTTGGCTCGGTACCGCCAGGAATGAGGTTTGACAAGTTTGGCAATCCTTCAAGAATGTTTGCCACGTTGCCAACAATTGGCATGGCTAGTCCGCCAAGGATTCGTGCTGCAAGACCACCAATGCTGTTAATTCGCTCAGCTGCATCTACAAGTTTGTTAAACGCAACAGCCAATCCGATTACCGCGGCTGTCGCCAAAATAAAAGGATTAGTAGCCAAAGCAATGTTTAACGCAACTACGGCGGCGGCAATTGCGCCGATGGTCATAGCAATTCGAGTAAACACTTCTGGGTTTTTTTGTGCCCAATCAGCAAACTTTTGCATATAAGGCAAAACTTCCTCAAGCACAGGCAAAAACGCAGCGCCAATTCCTTCTTTAGTTTCGGCAATTGAATTCTTAAAGATCGCCATTTTTCCTGCAGCGGTTTCAGCGTTTTTTGCTACTGCGCCACCAAAGGTTCCACCTAGCACATCCATGACTTGCTCAAGGGTTGCGCCTTCTTTAATCATTGTTGCCATTTCTGGGCTTAATGATCGCAGCGCCTTAAAGTTGCCTTGATATGCCTTGGCTAATGCATCGGCGACCGTCGTGCTGTCCATCTGTAGCGCCGTGCTGATATCCATGACAAGGTTCATGTCTTTCATGGCAAGGTCAACATCTTTGGTACCGCGCACAAGTGCCTCAAGCGATTTGCGATATTCGGTGTCAGCAATGCCAGACGCTCGAGACATTGCGCTAATTTGTTCCTCAACTTGAGCGGTCTGTGCTTTGCCCGCGCCAGTCACATTCTGCAAAGTAAGCGCTAAAGCCGCCTGCTCCTGCTGGTCTTCCATTGCTGCACGTGTAGCATCACCTAGCGCAACGGCTAAACCGCCAAGCGCCGCAGCTGCTGGGACTGCAGCCTTCTTAATAGCGAATTGCGCTTTATCCGACGTTTTTTCTAGTTGGCGAAATTGGGCAATGGCTTTTTTGACGCCCGTGTCCGTGAACTCTGAAATTATCGGGATATTAATTGCCATTACGCGGTCTCTCTGTTCGCTTCATCCATGACGCGCTTGACCAGTTGCTCCATCTCGGACATGACATCAGTTTGGCGTTGCTCGTATGCTTTCCACATTACTCGCGAACGACTGCCATAGCGTGCAGTTAGCGCGCGACCCAATGAGCCAGCCATGGACGTGTCAAACATTGTGCCGGTAGCACCCTTCCATTGAATGCTAAATGTGCCGACATTTGTAGTGTTTCCTTGGTATTCCTTGACTGCTCGAGTATTGATCTTGGCTGCAATCTTTTGCTTCATACCAGGCACCCACGGCAACAGCTGAAACCCTGACCGTGTTTTCCAATTGCGCGACATACCCGACAAAGGGACGCCACTAGGAACAAGAGCATTGGCATCGTCAATTACAGGTTTAACAATGCGTTTGTAATCCTTGGTGATTTCACGGCGCAAAGACTTGTCAATCTTGTTTAGGGTCTTTAAAGCATCCTTAAGCCCGACGACCTCAATCTTTGCCGATACTCCCGCCACGTCATCTCCGTTTTTTATTTGCCTCGTTAAGCACTTTAATGACAGTTGCCAAGTCCCGTGAGTCAAACGCAATGTCGCTAGGCCACCAACCGACCGCGACCAACACTTCTGCTAGCTGGCGGCGGTAGGTGCCGCGTCCGTAGGGTTTGGGTCGGTCTCATCCAATACGTGACTAATTTCCATTTCTGGATTTTGTTTAAGCCATTCGCTCCAAGTATCTGGCAACTGTTCCCCGCGCATTTTTAGGATGTAATACATCCAAGCGACAATGTCGCCAGTTTTGTAGTCATTTGCCAAATTGCCAACGCGACCGCGGTCGTGCTTTTCCCATTCGGTGATTACAAACAAATTTGTGTAGTAATACTCAATTGCGCTGTCAGGCGTGCGCTTTATTTGCAACTTGATTTTCATTTGTTCTCCTATGTCGGCTTGGAGCCGTTAGTTACGGTGTGACGTCAACGCTAAAAGTTCCGCCTTGAAACTCGATATCCCATTGTGACAACTCGCCAAGAGTTGCATTGATTACAGGAATTGATGCAAGGTAGGTGTCAGTCAAAATGAAGCCAGGGTTTGTTGCGCCGTCTGCAGATGCAGTTGGGTTTACTTTTACAA